GCTTTAGCTTTCCTAGTGATAGCCAAAGCTGCTTTTCTGTCTTTTCAAATTTCAGGAAATAGACGTTCTTTTCAGTCTTGCCGAATGACGTTTTTGCACTCGCTTTATGCGTTACTTTTTCAATCTTGACTGTGTATGTTTTGCCTGGCTCAAAATCAATATAACTAAGGTATTCCGCCTCAGCTCTGGCCGATCTAATCATATCGATATAGTTAATCTCACTCACACGTCACCCCGCTAAAATCAAAACCAAACACTTCACGAAACTTTACTTTTTTCGTTATCTCGTCAACCGATTCCAGGAACTTCGGCATAGCTTCTGCCATTGCGTTTTGCCATTTTAAATCAGGATAAACCCGAAATTGAAACGGTTCTATTTGTGGATGCCATGCGAAGAAGTCACACCATTCAAGGCCTGAAATCCATAACTGACCTTGCACCTGTGATCGATAAGCCGATGGTAGATTGCCGTCTAAATGATAGCCGATTAAAGTCTCGGCATTTGGGCATTTAATTTCTAATAACCCATCATCGCCAACTAATCCATCTGGCGACATACCAAATTTATCATCTTGATTCATCATGCAAAAACCAGCCTCAACCACATCAACGCTGTTTAGCTCTGCGTATTCCTGTCGTGCCAACGGTTCACGTTCTATTCCTGTTTCCATTTCAAAGCTAGGCAATCGACCAATAGATTCAACCCCTTGACGTTCTGCCGCTAATTCAATTGCGTATTTCTTTGATGAAGCAGACAGCTTTAAAGTTGCTGGTGTCAGTATTTCACCAAACCGGCTTGCTGTAGCTCGCCCTTTACGCTCTGCTTCCCATTGTTCGCTACCTTGTGGATGTCTTGATATAATCATTCAATCGCCTCCTTAATCTTTCTGTGGTCTTCCCGCTCTGCTTCAATCGCTCGCTGTTCATATTCATAATCACCAGCTTTACGATTGCAAAAGCGCTCTAACGCTTCCCAGTCGCAACCGTCTAAAGACATTTGATTTAAAATATCAATAGCTAATGTTGGTGCTGGCAATTCGGATCGCCTAACCATTCCCATTATTAGATGCGTCTTAGATGCTGTTGTTAATTTGTCGCTAAGTTCTAAAAACTCAATGACTATTCCGGTTTCGTCCATATCTAATATCCATTTGAAGATAAGTTAAAAAGCCGATGCTGATTGAACAGCTTGAATCGGGTTAGGATTCTCGGCTCGTAATAGTTCCCTATCACATTACTTCTAGCTACGTTGCTAGAAAGCGGTGGGCAGGATTCGAACCTGCAATTGTCGTCAACTCAATCTGACGCTCTCGCTCTCGCTCGTGTCTACCATTCCACCACCACCGCTAGTTATTCAGTCCGTCTAAATGCAATCCTTATTAAAAATGACCTGATAAAACTCAACCCAAAAAACAATACCGTAGAGACTGTTGCGAAAGACGCTGAAACATCAAACAACACCAGAACAGCAACCCAATTAATCACCGCACCTATTAGCATGTTGGTGAGTGATTCAGTGATGTCTCGTTTAACCATTTCGGGACCACTTCTTTCTTTTTAAACTTTAACTCACTTTCAATCTGAATAGCTTTCCCCATATGTTTTACCAATGACTCAAACATGTTCTCGCATTGCAACGATTTACGCTCTAGGTTCTTAATTACCCCGATCTCGCCCTCGTTTACAATTAGACTGACATTGACTGGACGTTTTTGCCCAAACCGCCAACACCTTCTAACGGCTTGATAATGACTCTCAAATGAATGAGAAGGAAAGCTGATTACATTGTTGCAATGCTGCCAATTTAAACCCCATGCACCTATTTTTGGCTTTGTTATAAGTCGCTTGACTTCACCATTAGAGAATGCGATTAGCGACTCTTCTTTTTGCTCATCGCTCATTCCGCCTTTGACCTGAATAGAGTCTTTTATCACCTTTTCTAATATGTCGCCTTCGTCATTTAGTTCGCACCAGATTACTGAGTAATCATCTTTGCTATGTGCTATTTCGGCAGCCTTGTCACATCGCTCAACGATGCTATTACGCCTTTCCTGCCTTTGTTCGTTAAGGTTAGTGGCTGGCAATGCAAACAACATTCCATCTCTAGTTTTTTCAGTCTTAACGACATACTCCGTTTGAGTAAGATCTGGCAACTGAAACCCTTTATCGTCAAACCCTAAATCTGAAGGACGTTTGCACGATCTAGACCAACCGCAAACCCATCTCCAAAAAGGCTCCTCGGCATGTCCTTTAAATCTGTATTTAGTCCTGCCCCATCCCCTAAAATCCTTGCTGGTTTCCTGTTTAAAAAATGCTGTTAGCATGTCACGAAAACCAAGGTATCCAAGAGCCTCAGAACTCGTACCTAGTTCCCAATAATCATTAGGTGCAGCCGTTGCAGTGCAAAGCAATCTGTATTTTAATGTTCTGCAAAACTCGGTAACAACTTCTTTACGTTCACCTTTAAAGTTTTTGATAGCTGAAGACTCATCGCAAACTATTCCTCCAAAATCACTCGGATTAAACTTATGTAACTGTTCGTAGTTGGTTACATATATTTTTTTTTCTGTTGGCGACCTTCCATCCCTATTACGCTCTGCCGATATTCCGAACTTCTCAGCCTCTAGAACAGTCTGAGCTCCTACGGCCAATGGGGTAACCAAGATTACTGGCTTGTTGGTATGTCTTACGACGTTCTCCGCAAAAGTTAATTGCTGAACCGTTTTACCTAAACCGCAATCCTCGAACAAAGCAGCTCGGCCATTCCTTACCGCCCATTCAACCAACATCTTTTGAAAATCAAATAAACAATCTGGCATGAAAACAGGCTCGAAACCTTGTTCTTTATTTCTCTTAGTCTTATCCGATAGGAATTTTTTGTACTTTGGATTCATCCAAACATTCCTCCTTGAGTTTCAGAAACTTTCAATGCTGTCGGTACATTCTTTTTGGCCTGATTAAAATACGACTCTTTTAATTCACAACCTATGCCCCTTCTTCCCATAGCAACAGCTCCATAAACTTCTGAACCAACCCCCATAAACGGCGTTGCAACATTCTCCCCAGGATTAGTCCAAAGCGTGCAACAACGATCAATAACATCAAGTTGTAACGGGTGCATATGTCGCTCGTCTTTTTCGTCCTTACCTTCTTTAAACGGCAACGTCCTTTCAAGCCTGATATCGTCCCAAAAACATGAAGCATATTGACGCCAAATCCAATGTGAGTATCTGTTTTTTATCTGATTGCCCTCGTATCCTTTCAAATGACGTACTTCAGACGGGACTTCCCTTGATCCTGCATACTCATGCAATCCTGTAGGATGTGTAACTGGTATAGGGTTTTCACCCTTCTTTCGAAACGGTATTAAATAATCACCACCAGCAACGTTATTAAGCGTGCTGTCTTCTGTTATCTGGCGGTGAGTAAGTGCTTTCGCCATTGTTCTAGTCCGAACCGCTAACGGTTCTTTCCAGATACATATTCTCGGCAACATCTCGAATCCCATTTTTTGATGTAGCCTGATAATATCTCCAGGAAAGTCAGTATATCCGCCAATGTTTGCCCCTTTCTTTGGAACGTCCATGCAATGGACTGCACTTATCCTACCTGGAAGTAAAAGTCTACTGGTTTGCTCGACAATGTACCCGTAGTGTTCAAAAAATTCATCGTAGCTTCGAGCATTTGTTAAATCCCTATCGCTTGAACTATAGTTGTAAAGTGCTCCTCCTCCTTCTGTTGCAAATGGTGGTGAGTAAATCCACATATGAATAGATTCGTCTGGCAGACTTTCAAAAACTTCTGCACTGTCGCCATGATAAAGAGCGTAGTTATCCGTAATTACTTGATTGCTAATCATTTTATTCCCGTTCGCTTTCTGATATTAAATCATCCATTTCTTCATCTATGTCGTGTTGAAGGTCTTCTAGATAAGAGTCATCTTCAATCATGCTTCACCCCGTTCTATCGGCTGCTCAATCAGTTCCATATCAATCAAATCATCTGGCGTCAAATCATCACGCTCAACAACATTTCGGCTTGTGTAAATATCAACAGCCAATAGGAATAGAAAACCAGCCATTGCAAAAATTAGATAGTTCATAACTCAACATCTCCAACTGCACGATAACGAATGACTTTACCGCCTATGTTATTGGCCATTTTGATAGACTCTTTTTCTTTATCACAATAACCATGAACGTCTCCGTTAGGCCAAAGAACTTCGAACACCTCTTGGACTGGTGGTATTAGGTCGTAGCCAGATACAACACCTGTCAGATAAGTACCGTCCTCGTGATGACATTCAACAACTTTACAGTTATCAAAGTGCTTCGCTACAACTGGTTCATTATCAAACCCATCTATAGAGAGAACCAAAGCATCCCATCCGCCGCGAGTTTTGTAAGTCTCGCCAACCTTAAACAAAGTATTCATTTCGCCACCTCTTTCTTTAGCTCGCACCTGAGCACTTTGATCTCCTTTGGTGCGTCAATTGCTATCATGGCCCGCCCACCCTTAATCTTGGAAATTGTAATTTTGATATTGTCACCTATGGTCAGTGACTGAGACTTTTTCCGTGTTAAGACTAACATTCCCGTTACTCCATAAAAAAACCGCTTGGCACTGTCACACGCCAAACGGTCAAACCAAGTTAAGGTTTTTGGATTGTATTTGTGACAGTTTATAAAAAGCAATCGAATCCGTCCGAATCCCTTGCAGCTCAGACTCCGTTAAGTTTCCGTCGCTGCGTTGCTTTGATGTTTAAAGTTATCGACCGCCAAAAACATTTGCAATAGCAAATCTGGCATTTTTCAAAAGTTTTTTCTGATGGCAGATTTTGTCAACTGTAGTTTACATTTTGGATAACGCCGATCCGAATAGTTTATTTAATATTCAGCCACTCATTTTGTAAACTGTAGTTTACATTTTAACACAATCTTAACATTCAGAATGATTGCAGATTTGCTGTTTAAAATAAAACCACTAGACTTTCTTCTGTTCTTTGGTATCTTTGGAAGTGCCAGACCAAGCAAACGGAACACTTGCAGCAATGCAATAAAACCCGCTAGGTCTGGCAGATTTAAGCGGGTTTTTTTATGTCCTGACAGTACCCGTCGCAAGACTGAGGAGTGATCGTCAGAACGCAAGACTGAAGATATAGCACACTAATATTAGTGCAATCGTGTCCAACCAGCGAAATAAACGGTTGGTCCTGACTGGCAGTGGGTAACCAGGTTAGTTGATAGCGAAGCGGTATAGGTGACAACGAACAGACCGTGTGGGAAACCTAGTTATCCGTCGTGGGTGGAAGTGGATGCGACGTTAAAATAAGTGAAGCATGGCAAGCGATGGCTCTAGCAGTTTGCGAAATATCACCAACTCCAATGGGGTTGGTGCGCTTCAAGATAACAGTTTGCGAAACATTTAACTTTCGTTCACTAACTCCACCATATCTTGTAACTTACTTACTAATTCTTTGTTC